TATGGTTCCAACTGGAAGTACAGGTGGAGTAACACCGCAGTTGATTCAAGATAACCAACAAACTAATTTTATATCACCTAAGTATTCAGTAAGTTCACTTGCAAATGCCAATACAGAAGATACAACACCAGGTTATGGTGTAAAAGTTTTCAAATCTACATCATTAGATAGTGCATCATTAAGTAGTGGTGATATTGTATCCACAAATGATTATCAGTTTGATTATAAAACTGGTGTACTACAATTTGAC